ATGGAAAAACGCGAGAGCAACCGCGAGGATCTGAACGGCCGTGACGCGACAGTCATCGACGGTGTGGTGATCGACGGCGAGCTGCTGCACGATGCGGCAGTGGGCGCCTTGAGCGGAATACCGCATGGAGCTGACGAGGCTGACGAGGGGAAACGGTTGGGGAGACCCAGTACCTACGATCCTGTTTATCTTGACATGGCGGTGGAGTATTTCTCGAAGCTGCACAAGGATGAGGAGTCCGGCGCGATCCGCGTGCCCTCCCGTGTGTTCTTCGCACGGCACATCGGGCAGCCCCACACCACCGTGAAGCACTGGGAGAAGCTGTACCCCGAGTTCGGCGAAGCGATTGCGGACGGCATCGAGCACGCCAAGGAGCTGCGCATCATGCTTGCCGAGAACAAGCTGTTGGATGGCGCATTCTCCAAATTCGTGCTGGCATCCGCCTACGGCATGAGTGAGAAGACTGCCGTGGAGCTTTCCGGGGCAGAGAACGGCAAATTTGAGGTCAATATCCATGTGGTGCGGGATTGAGCTGTGGCGGATCGTGCCGGGTACCGATGACAAAATCGAGGTCAGCAATCTTGGGCGCGTGCGTTCTAACCTGCGCGACGGTCGCATCCTAAAAACGCAGAAGGATGCCAAGGGATATGAACGGTGCCGGGTGACGATCAGAGGAAGGAAGATCACACTTAAGCTGCATCGGGCTGTAGCTGCAGCATTTATTGAAAATCCGCAGGGGCTGCCACAGGTAAACCACAAGGACGGAAACAAGAGCAACAACACGGCTGCTAATCTGGAGTGGATTTCTGGTCTTGAGAACGCCCGACACGCGGTGCGAAGCGGTCTGTGGGAAAATGTTCTTGCAGCCTCTCGCGCAGAAAACGAACGGCGAAAAAGAGCGGTTCGGGCTACCAATATCAGCACAGGAGAAAGCGTGCTGTTTTCTTCGGTTTCGGAAGCCGAGCGCGCGATAGGCACCAGACACATTTGCGCGTGTATAAAAGGGGAACGCCGTCAAGCATGCGGCTTTACCTTTTGTTATGCAGAGGGGAGGTGATCTGCCGTATGGGATTAAATCTTGAGATAACAGAGCGTCAGGATGAGTTTTTGAGCGCGACTGCTTCCGAGGTCTTGTACGGCGGTTAGGTGCCGCGGGCGGTGGAAAGAGCTACGGGCAGGTCATTGATGCCATGCTGTACGCCCTGCGCTATCCCGGCTCCAAGCAGCTGATATTGCGACGGACCTTCCCGGAGCTGGACAAATCTATCATACGTACCGCGCTGATGCTATACCCCAAGGAGATCTATTCCTTTTCGCAAACGACCCGCACCGGGCGGTTTAAGAATGGATCTCTTATTGACTTTGGCTATTGCGAGCGAGAGAACGACGTGCTGCGCTATCAGGGTCTGGAATACGACGTGATCCGCTTCGACGAGCTGACGCACTTTACCGAGTTTCAATATCTCTACTTGATGTCCAGATGCCGCGGCGCAAATTCGTTCCCGAAACAAATGAAAAGCTCCACCAACCCCGGCAGCGTAGGGCACGCCTGGGTGAAGGAGCGCTTTGTGGATCCCGCGCCCGCAGGGGAGATCTTTGAGGCGGAATTGCCAAACGGCAAGACCATCTCCAGGCAGTACATCCGCGCAACCGTTTACGACAACATTTTTCTTTTACGCGACGACCCCGGATACATTGACCGTCTGATGGCGTTACCCGAGAAGCAGCGCAAGGCCCTGCTGGACGGAAACTGGAACATCTTCGATGGTGTGCGCTTTACCGCCTTTGACGATCGCGTGCACGTGGTGGATCCCTTTCAGCTGCCTGCCGGCTGGAGGCGGTATCGCGCTATCGACTACGGTCTCGACCGCCTGGCGTGCCTCTGGATCGCCGTGGACGGAGACCGCAACGCCTACGTATACCGTGAGCTGTGTGAGAGCAATCTGATCATCTCGGAGGCGGCGCGCAAGATGCGAGAGATGACTGTTGACGAGGAGATCTACGGCACCCTGGCGCCCCCCGACCTGTGGTCCCGAGGACAGGAGACCGGCAAATCCCGTGCGCTGCTCTTTGCGGACGCGGGCGTGCCCCTTATCAAGGTGAGCAACGACCGCGCCGCCGGCTGGGCTGCCATTGACGAGCTGCTGAAGCTGCGGGAGGGCGGCATAGCCAAGCTGCACATCTTCCGCAACTGCACCGAGCTGATCAAGTGCCTGCCCATGCTGCAGATCGACCCCAAGAAGCCCGACGACGTGATGACCGAGCCCCACGAGATCACCCACGCGCCCGATGCGCTGCGCTATTTCTCCGTCTTCTTCACCCGCCCTGCGGAGGAAAAGAAGGAGGAGACAGCGGTGACACCGGACAAGTGGACCGAGGATATGTGGGAGGATTACCGCAACGCCTCATCTGCCGAGCGGCGAGAGCTGATTCGGGCGTGGGGCAGACCGAGATGATTTTATAAGGAGGACATATGGAAATTCCAAAAGGAGACGACAGACTGGCGTTTTTTCAGGAGCTGCTGAACAGAAGCAACGCTGCCAGAGACGACGCCTTTAACGATATCGAAAAGTGGCGCAAGCAGTATACCGGAGATCCTGCCATTGACGGCGGCGAGAAGGCAAAGGTGGTGCGCAACATCACCTACGAGCTGATCGAGAGCCAGATCTCCACACACATTCCCGCACCCCGCGTGGATGCCAAGGTATACAGCGAGCGCAACGACCGCGGCGCCAAGAGCATCGAGCGGCTCTGCGCCACCATCCGCAACGACCTGCCCTTTGAGCGGCTGAACGATCAAGATGAGCGCAACACCTTTGTGGACGGCGCATCCGTCTATCTGGTGGAGTGGGACGAGAGCATCCGCACCCACAGCGAGTGCGGCGGTGTGCGCGTGACCGTGCTGGAGGCGGACGGGCTTTACCCCCAGCCAGGCATCTACGAGATCCGTGACATGGACTGGGTGATATTGCGCTTTCAGTCCACCAAGGACGAGATCATTGCCAAGTACCACGTAGCCCCCGACGTTGCCGAGGAGGCGGAGAACGATGCCATTGCAGAGACCCAGGACGAGGACATCTGCACCGTTTACGTGTGCTTTTATAAAAACAGCGAGGATCAGGTGAGCCAGTACATCTGGAGCGGCAACACCCAGCTTGCCGACATCGACGACTACTACGCCCGCAAGCGCTACGTCTGCGCCGTGTGCGGCAGGCGGCGTGAGCTGTGCGAGAGCTTTGAGCACTGCGACTGCGGCGGGGAGTTCATTGCAGAGAGCGAGGAATACGAGGAGATCACCCGGGACGTGGTGCTGCCCGACGGCTTCACGATCCCCGCCAGGTCCCCCAAGTACGACGAGAACGGCGCGCCCGTGATGCGAAAGGTGACCAGGATCCGCACCGACAGCCACGGCGAGGCGATGCACGAGCTGATCGAGGGCGTGAGCATACCCATGACCTACGAGGACAGCGAGCAGGACGTGGAGGTGACCAGGATCCCTTGGTACCGCCCCCGCTTCTTCCCGGTGGTGGTGCGCAAGAACACCTCCCGTCGCCGCTCGGTGCTGGGGCAGAGCGACTGCTATTTCATCCGCCCCCAGCAGCAGGAGATCAACAAGATCGAGACCCGCATCCACGAGAAGATCATGGGCTCCGGCGTTTATCCCTTCAAACCCGAGGATGCAGCCTTTGAGTTTGACGACACGGTGCAGACCCGCGTGCTGAACGTGCCGCCCGAATATATGAACGCCGCCGGGCGTGTATTCGGCGTGCTGGACATGATGCCCAACCTCCAGCAGGAGATCGCCCAGAGCGATCGCCTTTACGAGCACGCGAAGCGGATCCTCGGCATTACCAACTCCTATCAGGGCCAGGCGGACACCACCGCCAAGTCGGGCGTGGCAAAGCAGGCGCAGATCCAGCAGGCTGCGGGCAGACTTGACAGCAAGCGCGTGATGAAGAACGCTGCCTACAGTGATCTGGACCGTATTCTGTTCGAGTATCACCTCGCCTACGCGGACGAGCCCCGCCCCATTGCCTACAAGGATGCCTTCGGCAGGATGCAGAACAGCACCTTCAACCGCTATGATTTCGTGCGATACGACGAGGAGGGACACCGCTATTACTATGAAGACCGCTTCCTTTTCTCGGTGGATCAGAACGGCGGCGCGGACACCCAACGGGAGGTGCTGTGGCAGCTCAATCAGCAGAATTTCAGCGCCGGTGTATACGGTGACCCCGCACAGATCGGCACCCTGCTGCGCTACTGGCAGATGCAGGAGCAGGCCCATTACCCCCACGCCCGTGAGAACGTGGAGTACTTTACCGAGCTGCTGGAGCGTGAGCGCGCAGCCATGAACGACGCGGTGGGGCAGGGACAGCCCGCACCGGGCAATAAGATGATGACAGGAGGTGCCGCAAATGGCATTTGATGAGAAGGAGAAGGATAAGAATACCGCCGTGGCGGAGCCGAAGGAGAGCCCTGCGGCGCCTGCTGCTCCCACAGCGCCCCCCGCGACCGGCGGCTACGGAGACTATCTTGCCGCCAAGCAGACGACCCCTGCCGTTGGCGGATACGGAGACTATCTGGCGGGCAAGACGGCGCCCGTGAGCAGCGCCGTCAGCGGCTACGGTGATTGGCTGGCCACCCAGCAGAAGAACCACGAGGTGGAGACCGCTCCCAAGGAGGGAATGACCTACGGAGACTACCTTGCCTACACCGGAAAGGACCCGGTAGGGGATTACAACGCCAAGGTGCGGCAGGCAGAGCTGGACTACCAAAAGGGGCTTGCCACCTACGGGCAGAACGCCGAGAGGATGGCGAAGGCAGGGCTTGCGAAAAGCGGCTACGGTGAATACCTTGCCGGGGAAGCCTTTGCTGCCCGCGGCGCTGCCGTGACCGCCGCGCAGCAGGAGGCGAAAACCGCCCAGCAGCAGAGCTTTGCCACCTACGGTGAGTATCTGGAGGGGCTGAAGCAAAAGGAGCAGCAGGAGGCGGAAATTCAAGCCGCAGAGCAGGAGCAGCAGGCTGCCGTGAAGCAGCAAAATCTTGCAAACGCCACGGCTGCGGTGTCGGGGACTATGGAGAACGGCGCGACCGTGGATGCGGCGATCGGCAGCTTGTCGGGCGTATACGATGCAGCAACACTGGAGCAGGTGCGCAACAACATGACGACCTCCAATCTGACGCAGGCGCTTTCCGGCAGCAGCATTCAGATCGGGCTTGACGACACCCTGAAGGGGGTGACCGACGAGTGGCTTGCCTCCTCCTCTCTGAAGGATGCGGAAGGCAACGCCTACACCGTGGCGAGCTTGAGAAAGGCGATGCAAGGCAATAACTATAAGTTCCTTACCGAAATGATCAATACCGGCAGCTCCGCCGGGCTGCAGGCGTATGCCTCTTACCACGGGATCGGCGGAGATCTTTCTAACGTAGAGGTGGTGGACAAGATCGTGGATCATATGGTAAGGAGTGGCGCGTTGACCGAGGATCAGTATAAGCAGTACGTGACCGACAAATATATCGCAAACGCGGACGATCTTGAAAGCGGCAGAGACTTTCTTGAAACGATCACAAACGTGTATCAGAACGCCGATATGACCGACGAGCAAAAAGAAGAAGTGTTGAATACGCTGCAGGAGTATTCTAACGAAAAGCTTGGCCAAGTGCAGATGAATGGAATTCGATGGGGCTACAAGAACAGCAGCGGCGTTGTTCATCCGACAAAAATATGGCTTAATCAAGGAAATGGTAAAGAGGTTATGGTTCCGATGCACATAAAAAGAGGAGCTGGAATTAGCGAGGAAAAGGTGGACGAGATTATTCCTTTGTATTCCAATCCAAGGGAATACAGCGGGTATTATGCACCCCAAAACAACAACCAAGCGATTGAGCTTGGTGTATTAGACGGGCAAATAGTCATCAATTATGGCACCACTTGGTATTGTGCATCGTTTGAATTTAACGACAAAACAGAAAAATTTGTAGCTTGGGCATTGCTCAACAACAGAAAAAAGGAGTCGGTATAACCGACTCCTTTGGAACTATCCTTTTAACTTTGGGAATAAATACAAATCTTGTGTTGCGATTTCAAAGCGATCAAACGGCTTGGTGAGACCAACATCGGTATAGAGCGATTCTACCTCACAATCCGCAAGCGAAAGATTACGGCGGGTGTTGTGCAGCCATTCAAAAAATTCATTGGTGTCAAACCATTCCCCTTTTGGATGCCGGAACTTATATCCGGCGAGATGCACGGTGATTTTGTTCATACATAACCCTCGCTTTTTCTTGCATTACTCACATTATAAAACCACTTCCGAAAATTGTCAAGGAGATTTTATGGCAAAATTAAAAGTAGATATCACGAAGCCTATGGGCAGTAGGCAGAACAGTCAGAATAAATTGGTATTTGACCCCAGCGCGAATGACCGGCGGTACATATCCGGCGCGGAGTACCTCGGCGGCAAGCTGGTGTCGGGTGCGATCAGCATCCCCATCGGCGCTTACAATCTGATCGCCGGCACCTTTGATCAGCTGGCGGGGAACAGCTATGCCGCGCAGAAGCGGTATGCGGAGAACAGCGCCACCTTCCTTTCCAAAAGGATGGACGAGGAGTACAAGCCGGACGGCTTTATGCAATTCACGGGTGCCGTGGCGGAGGGTGTGGGACAGATGGTGCCCACGCTGCTGATCTCGCTGATCCCCCACGTAGGCACCCCTATTGCCCAGGGGCTGCAATTTGCGGGCTACATGGGCATGAACGTAGAGGATGCGGCGAACACCACCGGCAACCTCGGCTGGCAGGAATACACCTACGGCGCGCTGCTGGGCGGCTTTGAGACCGCTCTGGAGGCGGTAGGCGGCAAGGTGGGCGGCTGGATCGGCGGCACCAAGGTCTTTAACGTAGCCAAGGGTGCTGCCACGAAGGGCGCCACCTCCGCTGCTGCCAAGGCGGGAAAGCTGGGTGTGGCGACTGTGGGCGCCAATATGCTGAAGGGCGGCGCGACCGAGTTTACCGAGGAGTTTATCGAGGCATACGGTGAGGTATTCCTGCAGCGTGCGCTGCAGATAAACCCCGATGCGCAGTACTCCTTTCAGGATGCCCTGTACGCAGGCGCGGTGGGCTTTGCCGCCGGTGCCTCGATCTCCGGTGCGGGCTCTACCCTGAACACCACCGCCAGCCGCCTTGCCGGCAAGCGCGTGATGGATGCCGGGGAGGCGGACCTGACGGTTGCCGCTGCCACCGAGATCTCTACGGCATTTCAGGCAACGGGCGAGATGCAGAATGCCGCCCTGAAGGTCCTGCAGGACAACCTTGTCGCGTGGGAGCATACCGCCGACAAGAGCGGTGCGCAGGCACAGATGATACTGGGTAACATCCGCAACGCCATGACCGTTTGCGAAAACTACGCCGCCCAGCGCGGCACCTACGATGCGGTGACGAAGAACCCCGAGAAGTTCCTGCCCTACGCAAGGGCTTTGTTTGGGGAGCAGATCACCGCAGAGGATCTGAAAAGCCCGGACAGCACGATCGTGCGCTACATAGCCGCCGCTAACTGGGCGACCGGTGAGGTGAACAAGTGGCAGGTGCGCGCCGAGCGTGCCCGTATGGCAGAGGAGGTCGCCCGCATCAAGGAGGGCAGGCAGCAGGCGCTGCACGTCTCCGAGGCGGATTGGAACGGGGAGAGTGCCGTTTATGAGGTCGCCGCGGGCACCTATGCCTTTGTGACCGGCAAGGGCGGCAATTACACCGTGATGGTGGGCCCCGATACCGAGCACGTGCAGGCCTATGCGGACAAGGAGGGCAGCAACGTGCTGTCGAAGGAGCAGGTGGCGGCGCTGCTTGCCGCCTTCAAGCGAGGGGAGGCCCCCATGGTGGCACCCGACGGGAAGGAGCAAGCCCCCGCGAGCCGCGCCGAGGAGGGTGCGGAGGAGGCATACGACGGCTATTTTGAAAAGGATGCCGAGCAAGCCGAAAAGGACGGTGCCAAGGACGGCGAGGGAGATGCCAAGCAGGCGCTGGGGGAGGAAGCTCCCGACATCGAAGAAAGCGCCGAAAAAGCCCCCGAAAAAGCCCCCGAAAAGGAAGCGGAAAGGGCGGACGGGGACAAGACTGCCGCCCCTGCGGAAAAGCCGAAGAAAACGGGCGTTACGGGCAAGCGGGATCTGCTGCTTGCCTCCTACGGCTCGGACGTGAAGGCGCGTGCCGCCAAGCTGGTGAAGGGCATTGAGACCCTTTCCGCAGAGAGACGTGCGGCGATCTACGAGACCGTCTCCTCCGCCACCAATATCGACAAGGAAAGCCTTGCCGCCGCCTGCGCCTTTGAGGCGGGCAGACCCGGGCTGGTGCTTTACTTTAACAGTGATATGAACAAGGAGGGCAGCGCCCACAAGGGCGCACAGAAGGTCTTTGCCTCCGGTGCCCGTGTGGTGGCAGTCGCCAAGGGCATTGAGGGCGTAAAAAGCGTGCTTGTGCATGAGCTGTTCCACGACGTGCGCGCCGCCGGTGTGGGCCTGCAGCTGGAGCGGCTTGCCATTGCCACCGGTGACGCGGCGCGGATGGAGGAGACCGCCAAGCGGTATTGCGATCACTTTGCCGCGCGCTATGGGACCGCCACCCTTGAGGAGTTCCGGAAGGCGGGGGATTACAAGACGATCCTTGACATGGTATACGCCTTTGACGAGAAATACAAGGATCAGCTGAAGGGGCAGTCCCTTGCCGAGGAGGTCGCCGCCGTTGAGATCGGTGAAAAGCTTGGCACCAAGCGCTTTATGCGCCGCCTGGCGCTCTCGGAGGCGATGGCGGGAAAGAAGGGACTCCTGCGCCGTATTTTTGCCCGTATGAGGGCGATGATGGCGCGGTACGGCTGCCGCCTTTACCCCACACATCTCGGCACCCTGGAGCACGCCTATCTGATGGCGGTGCGGGATGCCCGTGTGGCAGAGGCGATCAAGGAGCTGACCGAGATCAGTGCCAGGAGCGGCAACGTCTTTTTCTCACTGAAGGAGAAGGACCGCATCAACGAGAGATCGAGAAAATACTACGAGAGCAACAGGGGCAAGAATCCGCAGCTGGATGACGGCATGATCGCCGCGGCAGAGGAGGACATTGAGCGCATTGCAGAGGAAATGCTGCAGTACATGGATATTCTGAACAACGAGGGTAAGCGCTATCTGCCCGAGGAGGTGCTTGGCAGCACCATCTTTGCCAACGGCAGCTACGGCAAGACCGTTGAGAACACCACCATCTGCTATCGCACCCTTGCCTACAACGACTTTGTGGACGAGGTGAAAAAGCAGATCGGCAGACCGCTGACCGTGAAAGAATCCTTCCTTGCCTCCCAGATGCTGTATGAGATCGCCAAGGAGCCCCAGTGCCTTTACTGCTACGTCTCCCTTGACCGCAAGGCGTATGACGAGGCGCTGCTCTCTTACCTTGCCCAGCGGGACGAGGTGCTGCGGCTGTACGCAAAGAGCGACAAGTCCGCCGCAGCCAAGGCAGAGCTGTATCAGCACTTTTTGCGGATGCGCTACGACGCGGAGGGGAACAGCATCACCTCCGGCACGAAGCGCAAGGACACGAGAGAAATGAGTGAGCGCTTTTATGCCTGGCTGAAGGCTGCCGACGACGGCAAGCGGGCGGTGACCCATGCGGATATTGCCACCGCGGAGCGGCGCAGCGAGATCGTTGCCGCCGGCGGAAATGCCGCAGGGCAGGTGCTGGATGTGGAGAAATATGCGCAGTCTGCCTCCTGGGCGAAGAAAAGCGAATCCTACCGCTCCTACAACGGTGAGATCCTGAAAATGGGGGAGCGCACCGTGAGGCGGCTGAATGCCCATTACGGACTCCGCTTCTACTCCTTCAGCGAGTATACCGCCGCCTTTATCGTGGAAAATATGCAGCAGATCCGCGATGCCTCGCTGCGGGGACTGAAGGGCTTGGCTTACACCAAGAAGGCGGATTTTGCCCGCATTTTTGCCCCCACGGGCATGGGCATCAATATGTCGGTATTCGGCAAGCAGGACGCGGACGGCAACGTGGTGGAGGATTCGCTGCAGGGTGCCGCCTGGGAGGAGGTCAAGGCGCTGCGGGAAAAGCACCGCAACGTAGGTGCCGTATTCGTTGCCACCAACGACGCGCTGGTGGACTGGGCGCTGAAGCAGGACTGGATAGACGTGGTGATCCCGTTCCATATCGTGCGCACCGGTGCCAACGTGGCGGAGTTTTACAAGTGGACAAACTACAGCGGCGAGCAGGCGGACGTGACGAGCGAGGGCAAGAGCCTTTACATCTCCCCCGTGGAGCACAACAACGACAAGGCGCGCTTTCTTGAGCTTTGCCGTGAGCGCGGCATCAAGCCCCGATTTGAAAAGTGGGTGCAGGACCCCAATTACATGAAGCTGGTGAACGAGACCCGACTCGCCGTTTCCGAAACGACACCTTTGGTGCCCGTGTTTGACGCGGGTGCCGCGCTGCGCTCCTTCAGACAGTTTGTGAAGGAGGGCGGCTATTACGGTGACTGGTACCGCGAGGGGGCCGACTATGCCGCCGCGGTGGAGCAGGTGGCTGCCGACGTGCTTGCGGGCAGAGCCGCCAACGAGGTGGAGTACGGCAGGCAGGACCGTCTGGAGGCGATGCAGAATGCCGACCGCAGACAGCATCGCAGGCACGAGAGCGATGCGAAGCTGGATCTGGGGGAGGAAAACAAAAAAGCTCCCGCTGACGGGGAGACGAAATACAGTATCGGCGCAACGGAAGACGGTCACAAGTATGTTGCGTTGGATGGGAATCTTTTTCTAAAAAAAGATGGCACGGAAATGACTCCGAAGGAAGCGTACAATGCACTTGTGGGGCAAAAAATAATGCTGGAAGACGGAGATGTCATTACCTTTGTCAAAAACCTTCACGGAAAGAAACTATACAATGAATTGTTTAGAAAACTTCCGGGATATGAGGAAGGCATAGATGTTAGGGCAATAAGCGAATCTATCAATCGGAATATCTTGGAAGTTGTCTCCGCTTCTAATGCACAAACAAGAAACGAGTCGCAAAGGCATCCGCACGTGGATATAAAGGATTTTGACCAAAGAGAAGTATATGTAACCGATGGCAATGAGGTTTATAGACTTGAACTTTGTATTGCAAATTTGACGGATGGCACGAAAATAGCATACGTAAAGAGGTATATAGAGAAGGCCGAGAGAGTGATTGCAGACAAAATAAAAAAGGCCGAAACGGCGAGGCAATCTCCCCTGAATCGACCTTCTGATAACAGTATACCACAAAATTCCGAAAAGTCAACACCTTCGGCGCAAAAAAATGCGGAAAATGATGCCAAGGGCGCCCTCGGGGACGGCAAGGAGGGGCGCGTGCCCAGCAGGGGCATGACCCAGCGCAGGATCGCAAACGCCTCCCGCTGGCGGGTGTACGATCGGAAGGAGATCGCCGCCATTGTGGAGGGGCTGCTGGCGGACGATGCCTACAATGCCGAGGGCTTTGAGATCCGCCTTTCCGGCATGAATCGGGAGGAGCTGATCGATTACCTTTGGGAAAAGGTGAACAGCACCGATGCGGAATATCTGCCCCGCGTTTACGAAAAGATCGCCGACTTTGTGCTGACAAACGCGCTGGTGGAGCAGGTGGAATTTGACTCCTATGAGGAGGCGGCGCTGGAGACGGCGCAAGCCACCCACCGCGTGCTTGCGGACTATCGGCACAAGCTGGACCTTACCCCCCTTGCGGCGGAGATCCGCCACAAATACGATAAGAAGGGCGCACGCTCGGTGGTCTCCCGCTGGCACAAAAAGGGCGGGCTTTCGGTGGACGGCATCGTTGCCAACATCAACGAGGAGCTGCGTGCCGAGGGCTCGGACGTGCAGCTGACCGAGGACGCGCACCCCAGCGAGATCCTTTCCGAGATCATTGCCGCCTTCGACCGCTCGGTGGACACCATCAAGGAGCATTTTGACACGGAATCCTCTCTGCAGTTTTCCTCCGAGGAGGATATGCTCGCCTTCCGTGACAAGGTGAAGCGGCGACTGTTTGAGGGCGTGAAAAACGCGGGCAAGGAAACAAAGCACGCCCGCTTTGCCCAAAACTATGAGCGCGTGATCCTGGAGCTGCGCAAGCGGATGAAGCAGCAGAGGCGGGAGCTGGAGGCTGCCACCGGCAAGCAGAACGTCTATGCGCTGGCGGTGATCCGCGCCCGTGAGCTTGCCGAAATGGTGAAGCAGCGCAAATATGTGGGCGCCGAGCATCTGGTCGCCCCCGAGATGAAGGCGATGGCACAGCTGCTCTCCAAGCTCGCCACCCTGCGCGGCATCAAGGATCCCGAGACCAGAGAGGTCATGAAGACCCTGCGCAGCTGGTACCTGCCGCAGAACGTCTGCCCCGATCAGGTGGACGGGGAGGGCAAGGCTGCCGACGGCTCCATCTACCGTGAGGAGATCGCCCGCATGATCGCGCTGATCGCGGACGGAGACGGCTTTCTTTCGGTGGCGGAGGTGAAGGATCTTGCCGCCATTCTGGGACACATCCGCAAGATCTACACCACCTATGACCGCGTTGTGATCGAGGGCAGGGCAGCATCGCTGGAGGCGACCGCCGGGGCACAGATCGAGCTGCTGCAGAAATACCTTGCCCTTGACGAGAAGCGGAAGGTCAAATTCGTTGCCTTTCTGGAGAAGATGCGCAACGGTTATCTGTTCCAGACCCTTTCCCCCAGGCAGGTGCTGGAGACGCTGGACTTTTTCGACAAGGACGGCGTGCTGCACCGTCTGTTTGCGGACATTCAGGGGGGCGTTGCCGGCGCCAACAGCGATTACGCGGATATGATGGCGCCCGTGATCGGCTTTCTGGATCAGCACAAAAAATACGGCAAGCGGCTCTCGGGGGAGCGCATTGACTATGAGGGAGCCTCCATCACCTACGGACAAGCCATTGCCCTGTACCTGACCACCTTCCGCGAGCAGGCGCGCCTCGGACTGGAGGAGACCGGCATTTCCTTTATGGGAAAGGACGGCAGGGTGCAAAAGCTGGGCGGACGTGCCGTGAAGGATATCCGCACCGATCTGGAGGGGCGCTTTAACGATACCGACAGGGAATACATTGCCGTGATCAAGGCGTTGTTCCGGAGAGCGGGCGAGCTGAAGGTGCAGGCGGATACCGAGATCTTCGGCTTTACCAACGTGGAGGGCGGCTTCTATTTTCCCATTGTGCGCGATGCCATGGGGCGCGCCTCCAAGACCTCGGATTTCCGCCAAGCCATGCGGGATGCCGCCGTGGTGGCGAACAAATCCTTTAACCAGAACATCAAGGAGGGCGCCAAGGGCAGACTGATGATCGGGGACGTGACCGAGATCGCCAACGCCCACGCCCGCGGCGTGGCACAGTATGCCAATCTCTTTACCCCCCTGCAGTCCTTTGACCGCGTCTGGAACAAGCAGATCGAGGGGAAGGACGGCAAGCTGACCGTGCGCGAGCTGGTGAACGACCGCCTTTGGGCGAAGAAGGGGGAGCGCGGGCAGGCGGACAAGTACCTGCAAAAGCTCTTTTCCGATATTCAGGAGGTGGGCGCGCCCAAGGACGTGGGAGACGAGATCTACGGCAAGCTCCGCTCCGCCTACGTGTCGGCCGCCCTCGGACTGAACCTTTCCTCCTGCCTGAAGCAGTTTGGCTCCTACGGCTCCGCGCTGGTCTATCTGGATCCCGCAGACCTGCTGCGGGGCAGCGTGATGCGCGCCGACACGGCGAAGATGCGCCAATACTCCAAGGTGGCAAACGGCAGATTGTTTGACCGCTCTACCGTTCTTTCCGCCGAGACGAACCTTTCAAGAGACCCGTTCTCGGACGGTATCGGCAAAATGCAGGAGCTGGTGACGGCACCCGTGGAGAAGGCGGACACCCTGGTGGTGACCCGCCTGTGGAACGCCTGTCAGGTGAACGTGGAGCGCCGCCGGGGATATGCCATTGGCAGCGAGGAGAACCTGATCGCCGCCGGCAAGCTGCTGGACCGCGCCATCAACGACACCCAGTCCACCAACACGGCGGACACCCGCTCCGGCTTTCAGCGGGGCGGCAAGGTGATGCAGACCCTGACCATGTTTACCTCCGACTCGGTGAAGACCGTTTCCTACCTTTACGAGGGCGTGATGCGGATGTACTTTGCAAGGCAGCGCGTGAAGATGGGGATCGGCTCCGCCACGGAGGTAAAAGAAGCCAAGCGGTTTGCCGCGCGGGCGCTGTTCGCCTTCCTTTCCTCCACAGCCATTACCGTGGCGGTGATCCAGCTGATCAAATGGCTGCTGAAGCGGGACCGCGAGGAGGGGGAGACCCTTGCCGCGGACGTTGGCGGCGAGGTGGTGGGACACATCCTTTCCATGTTCCCCCTGGTCTCCGACGTATACGATCTGCTTGCCAACGGCTATGAGATCGAGAACTTTGCCCTTGACACCGTGAACACCCTTGCCAAGACCGCCGCATCGGTGACCGAGACGGCTGTTGCCGCCGCAAGCGGGGAGCACGTGGACGAGAAAAAGCTTGCCTCCACCGTGAAGAACGCGGTGGTGGCGATCAGCAACGTGGTCGGCTTGCCCACAAGGAACGTGCACAATTACGTGACCGGTCTGATGAAGCGCTTTCTCGGCTCCTCTACCTACGGCTACACCTCCCTTTTTGAAAGCGACACCTATGCTGCCGACCTGCAGCAGGCGGTGGACGAGGGGGACGATCGCCTTGCCGAGAGCGTGCTGGAGATCCTTGCCGCAAGGGAGCAGGGCGGTGTGCTGCATCAGGGCGCCGCTGCGGAGCTGCTTTACCTTTACAAGGCAGGGCATGACGTGGTCGGCAGCGGCATTCCGAAGACCTATGACGGCAGGAAGGTGACCGCCGCCGAGCGCAAGAGACTGGCACGTGTTTACGGCAAGAGCAATGCCGTACTGGAGGAGCTGGTGGCGAGCGACCTCTATGCGGGTCTTGAGGACAAGGAAAAGGCAAGAGCCATTCAGCTGACCTACAGCACCTATCTTGCCGCTGCCAAGACCGAGGTTTACGGCGCAAAGCCGAAGGACAGCGCGATGATGGCGCAGCTGATCGAGCCCCACGTGCTGATGGCGACCCTGGGCAGGATAGACCTTTTGGAAAGTGACGATCGGCAGACCCGCGCCGAGAAGGTGACGGCGTACCTGAACACCCTTGACCTTTCCGCAGATGAGAAATACGTGATCCTGTACGCTGCCGGCTATGACAACAAAACAGTCAAGGCGGCGGTGACGAGGATCGCCAAGGCGAAGCTGCAGGGCGACGCACTGCAGGCGCTGCTTGCCGAAATGGCATAGGTAGGGACAAGAGTGTGAGTTAAACACGCCCACAACCGCATTTTTCGGGCGTTTTCGCTTGCACTTTCCTTGTAAAGTCACACTTTGACTTCGTCAAGTGCAAGCCAAACCACCTCGAAAACCCTCGCCCGTGGGTCGCAGAGCTCGGAGTAGGCGAATTTGTGTCAAGGCAAGGAAAAAGCCGACGGGAATATGTGGATATTGCCAAGGCTTTTGACACAGCATCGGCACATATTCGCCACTCCGAGCCGTGTTCAACTCACTCTCTTGTCCCTATGGGAGAGCCAAACAGTACTCCGTTTGGCTCTCCTTTTTTCTTTTTCAAAAAACGCAAAATGGTGACTTTTGGAAAACCCATCCGTGCTACGATTATCGCAAGGTAAATCCAATTTACCGTTTGGTAAGGCGGTTTTTCCGATCACGAGGGGAAGGAGGAAGGCAGGATGAGCAATAAGTTTGCAACCAATCAGAGCGGCGTGATCAAGGCACCCAAGCCTGTAAACGACCCGAAGGCGAGCGTTAAGACCGGCGACGATCTGCGCGTGAAGAAATCCAAGTAAGCGCAACCAAAAACACAAAAAACAAAGCAAGGAGAAGCAGTATGGATCAGAACAAAAAAGAGTACGACCCCTTTGACGAGGATGATTTTTTCGCCCTTGACGATGACGAGGACAGCGAGGAGCAGGAAGCCGAGAGCGCTGCCGAGGATGCCGAGGACGGGGAGGATGCCGACGAGGATGCCGGCAAGGAAACCGACGACGAGGACCCCGACGAGGAGGACGATCCCGACGAGGAGGACGATCCCGACGAGGAGGATCCCGATGAGGAGGGCACCGACGGCGGTGAGAAGGGCGGCAAGAGCGACGGTGCCGAGGAAAAGGGCACCGACTTTGCGGCAAGGGAGGAGAGTGACCGACTGGAGATCGAAAAGGCGTTCCCCGGCATCACCCTGAAATCCCTGAAGGATCTGAAGAACGCAAAGCGCTTCGGCGAGCTGCGGGACAAGGGAATGACCGCCACCGAAGCATTCCTTGCCACCAACCACGAGCTGCTGACCCGACAGGCGGAGCAGCAGGGTGCCGGAAAAGCCACCGGCAAGGCACACCTGCAGAGCGTGGCGGGGAAGGCAGGCGCAAGGGCTGCCGGTCAGATGACGAGACAGGAGCGCGCCTTTGCAAGAGAGTTCTTGCCCGACGGGATGTCGGACAAGGACATCGAGAAGCTGTACAACAGCGTTAAAACCCAATAACAACAGAAAGGAATTTGAAAAATGGGAGTAGTTTTTTCCACCACAAACAGTGGTATCAATGAGCAGAACAATGCACTGATCGGCAGATACGAGACCCCGATCAGGATGATCATCAAGAACGAGAGCGACCAGTGCGCCAAGAACGATGATCTGGTAAAGGCACTTTTCGAGGTGCAGAAATCCAAGAAATTCGGTGAGAGCATCGTGACCGAGAACGAGTTCGATCTCTTTACCCCCACCGACGAGGGCGGCAAGGCGCCCAACGTCACCTACAAGACCGTTGCGGAGAAGTTCCTGAAGCACACCACCTTCAAGAGCCAGTTCCGCATCACCCAGGAGATGATGGAGGACTCCCTCACCAATCAGATCACCGCGAAGGCAGAGAAGCACACCCGCTCCTACTACCGCACCCGTAATCTGTTTGCCTCCAAGCTGCTCTCCGGTGCCCTTGGCGGCGCGGATGGCACCAACAAGACCATCACCTTTGGCTCCAAGAGCGCGCAGAAGACCTTCGACATCACCACCGCTGACGGCAAGGCGCTCTTTTCCGCTCTGCACGAGACCGGCGCCAACCGCTTCTATCACATCCTCGGCTCCGGTGTGAAGATCTCCAACGCCGCCGTGAAGGCAGCCCTTTCCGCGGGCGTGGAGAAGATCCGCAACATGAAGGATGAGACCGGCTATGCCATGGGCTACACCGCCGATACCATCGTGATCCCCGGCGACGACTACCCGCTGGAGCAGGCAGTGAAGGAGGTGCTGGGCTCCGAGTACGGCAACGGCGAGGGCGGCGTGCTTTCCGGCTCCATCAACATCCATTACGGCAACTGGACCCTGGTGGTGGATCCCCTGTGGGTACGCGCCGACAAGACCGTGCATCCCATTGTGGTGATGTCCTCGCAGGCGCGCCGCAATCTGCAGGCTGCCATCTTCTTTGACCGTCGCCCCCTCACCATCCGCGCACACGTGGATCAGGAGACCGACGACTACATCTGGAACGGCTCTGCCCGTATGGTGGGCGGCTTTACCACCCACAAGCACGCGTGCCTGTTTGAGATCCTGGACAACAACACCACGGTGCTGCTGGATAAGGGTGTCGCCGGCACCTCCACCGAGTCCCAGCTGATCTCGCTGTAATGACCTACCGGGAATTGAAGGAGGAGGTCATCGATCTCGGCTTTGACTCCCGGATCGACGACCCCCGCGTGCTGGTATCGGCGACGAATCGCGCCGTGCGCCATATCCGTCGCTTTTACCCCGCCCGCGAGCGATCGGTATTTTTGCAGACGGCACCCGTCTGCCATCACCCTGCGGCGACCCCTGTGCCCACCGCCCTTCGCTTTGAGGGGCGGGAGGTGGCGGCGTTCTCCTTTTCCTACGTGGGAGAAGGGAGCATGACCCTGCGCTTTGGGGAGGAGACCCGCACCGAGGCGCTTGCGGCGCCCGGGTGGCGTGACAAAAAGGTGATCCTGCCCGCCCGTCTGGATCTGCAGGTCACCTTCAACGGCAAGGCCCACCTGACGGTGCGGCACTTTGCCATGCTGCCCCTGACCGACAGCACCGACTGTGAGGCGCTGCTGCCCGTTTGCGAGGAGCGGACGGTCTGCTATGACCTGAAGGAGGCGAACCCCCGCTTTCTTGCCCTTGGCGGTGTGCCGCAGCGGTCTGACGGCACCGGGATCCATAACTACACCCTGACGGGCAGTCTGCTGCGACTGCCTGCAGAGCATTGCGGCACCGTGACGGTATCGGTCATCCGCTTGCCCTGCACGGCGACGCTGGAATGCTTTACCGGGGCGCTGCAGGATACCGAGCCCGATTGCCCCGCGGAGCTTGTGGATCTGCTGCCGCTGCTGGTTGCCTCCTACCTCTGGCTGGATCTGGAGCCGGAGAAGGCGCAGTATTACAAATCCTGCTTTGACGAGCAGTACCGTATGTGGCGGCTGCAGCAGAGCTTCAAGGGTGACGGCACAGTGACGAGCAGAAAGGGGTGGCACTGATGGCACGCAGAAAATATGCGGATCTTGCCGCGGCGCGCACCGAGTATGCGCGGCTGCTGCCCGACACCAAGCAGGGCTTCAGGGGGGTGGATCTTGCATCCTCCCCCCACAGAGCAGCGCCCTATCGCCTGCCCGATTGCAGGAATATGTACCGCGACTATCGCAGCGACGAGGGCGGCGCGGTGGAGACGATCCCCGGCTTCCGCCGCCTTGCCTCGCTGGAGACGTATATCAAAGAAACCGAGCCTTACTGTGCGGCGGATGAGATCTTCGGTCTCCACCGCTTTGATGCCCTTGGGGACACCTATCTTTGCGTGCATAAGGGCGCGCGGCTTTACCTTTGCAAGGAGTCGGAGGTCGATACCGGCCCGTGGATATCACCCACGGACAGCTTTGTGAAGGCAAGCCCCTCGGTCTCCTTTGCCTACAACGGCTTTCTCTATCTGCTGGACGGGCACGGCTACAGCATGGTGAGCGCGAGGGAGGTGGACGGAGAGCGCTGTTTTTTTTCAACGTCTCTTTCTCCGGACGCGCCCCTGGTGTACACGCCCCTGGTCTATGCCTTTGGCAAGCGTTACGAGCAGCGGAATATGCTTTCCGATGCTTACCGCGTGCGGGAGCTGGGCAGCGCCCTGACCGACGCTGCACCGAGCGAAGCCGGACAGGAGACCGCGAGCTCCAAATACGTCGGACAGGACGGCTTTGCTTATTTGAGCAGCTATACGTCGTCGCAGGTCTTTGAGAATACCCGTGCCACCTTTGGTATATTGCAGGATTGCAGCGACCTTGTCCATTCGGAAGCAGGGACGGTGATAGCTTCCAATCTGACCGGCCTGGCGCTGGTGCTGACAGGGGAGACGGATTGCAGCCCGAGAGAGACGTCCTTTGCCTGCTACACAGGACTGACCGCGCTGTATCTGCGCACCGAGGGCAGCGGCGTGCTGAAGCTGCCCGCCCGCTCCGACGGCACCGCCGCAGCCTCCTACGGCTTTCGCATGAGCGATGGTGGCAGGGTGTTTTACAGCAAGCCCCTTGGTGATGAGGGGAAGATGTTTGAGGATATGGCGGCAGCCTCTGCCTATCTGCCCCCCAACGTGACGCTGCACAGGGGGGAGACGGTGGAGCTTATGCTGGACGACACCGTCGGCATCGTGCTTGGCGGCATAGACTCGGGCAATTTCCGCCTTGGCTCTGCCCCTGTTGATACGGATACGGACCACCCCGTAGGCTTTTACGCCAACGAAAGCGGCGCGGGCGTGTTGACGGCGCTGGACAGTGCCCCCGCGGGACGGTATTTCTATCACGGCAAGGTCGCCAACAAGGATGGCGTGAACGAGCGCGTGATATGGCTGCGGGTACAGGTGCTGGAGGAGGGCGAGACATGGGAGCCGGTGCAGGACGTATTCGGCTACGATGCGGTGCCCACCGTGATGCAGCTGCCCGAAAAGACAAAGCGGATCCTGCACGCAAGGGACGGGGATTACGAGGTCCCCGTGGGCACGGTACTGGACGAAGCCGGGAACGTGGTAGCCGTTGGCGGTATGCTGCGGCGGGGCGAGAATACGGTCGAGATCGAGGCGGAGGCGACCCCCTACCGCTTTCAGACGGCGGACGGCGACTATCAGGGCACCGGCATGGAAGCCATTCACGGCTGCACCCTGGCGGCGATCTACGACGACCGCATCTTCCTTTCCGGCAATCCGTCGCTGCCCAACACCGTATTTTACAGCCAGCGAAACGACACGGGAGAAAACGACCCCCGTTATTTCGGCGTGCTGAATTACGTGAACGACGGGGAGGGCTTTGACCCCGTTACCGCCATGTTCAGCTTTTCCGACACCCTTTGCGTGGCGAAGAAGAATGCCGTTTACTACCATCAGGGCGCGGACGGGGACGATATAGCGACCAGGATCTACCCCGCGGTACGGGGCAATATGGGTCTTGGCTGTCTTGGCGCCTGCTGCAATTTTCTGGACGACCCCGTGATGCTGACAAGAGAAGGCGTGTGGGGCGTGAACAAGGAGACCCTGACCCTGGAGCGCACCCTTGGCAGAAGATCCGCCCTGATAGACCCGAGGCTGCTGAAGGAGCAGGAGCCCGAGCGCGCCGTTATGGTGGAATGGGAGGGCTATCTCTGCCTTTTTATAAACGGAAACGTTTATATGGCGGACTCCCGTGCCATGTACACCGACGATCAGGGGAACACCCAGTATGAATGGTGGTACCTGACCGATATCGGCGTATGGCGCCCCGACACGGGCGTGCGGCAGCATTACTGGAGATCCGTGACGGGCGAGCTGCTTTATGAGGGCACCTCTCTGGAGGGGCTGACTGCCACCTTTGACGGCGGCACCTACACCCTTGCCGCCACCGACCTGGATCTGCGGTTTTCTGCCGACGAGGTAAAGACCGTGACCTTCAAGCTGAACGGAGACGTGGAGAACAGGCTTTCCGGCGCCTTGCGCGAGGGGCGGCTGTATCTGGTATACCAAACCGACGAGCTGGAGCGGGAGGGCAGGTTTTATGCCGCACACCATCCGCTGGTGATGGGCGCACGGCTCTTTTTTGCAGCGGATGGGGCGGTATTTCTTTTCAATAACGACAAGCGCGGCGAGAGCGTTGACGGCGAGGAGATGCCGCCCGACAGGCTGCACCGCAGCTTTTATCACTTTGACGGCTGCAGCATTGACAGCCGCTTTTCCACGCGACTGGACGATTGCGACGTGCCGCACCTGACCAAAAGCACCTCGCCGAGATCGCTGACCGTCCGCTCGAAGCGGATGGACGGCTCCTCCTTCTCGCTGCACGTGTACACCGACCGCGATCCCGCTTACCGCGAGGACTTTACGGTAGCGCCCCAGACGGCGTACGGCGCGGACTATGCCGCCACCGCCTATCTTGCGGGGCAGGGCATTGTGACGGTGGGCGGTGAGCACCGCAAGGGCTGGCTGGAGAAGCAATACACCCTTTGTGACGGCGGTTACCGGCATCCCTTTGGGATCTACAGCATCTCTTACCGATATCGCATAGCCGGGAGGATCAAGGAATGATCGAAAAAATTACCGATATACAGCGGCACCGTGCCTCGATGGAGACCGTTGCCAACAGACCGAACGACCGCACCGGCTTCGGCTCCGCGGGGCTGACCCCCGCAGAGCTGAAGGCGCGGATGTCGGCGCTTGCCAACCTTGCCATCGATAAGCTCAACGAGATCATCGGTGCGCTGGGGGACGACGCGGAGGGCAGCGCGCTGCTGGATGCGCTGTACGTTGCCGTGGCAAGCGAGCAGGACGATGAGAAGCGGATGTCCCTTTCCTATTGGGTGGGGCGCGTGGAGCGACTGCTGGAGGAAAGAAAAAAGACCGCCGTGACGGGCGTGCGGTACGATGCCGAAAAAGAGAAGCTGACCGTTGCCTTTGGGGACGGCAGTACCGAGGTGCTGGACGGGCCGAGGCGCGGTCTGCCCGGTTTGCCCGGCGCGGATGGCAAGGACGGTGCGGACGGTGTTTCGCCTACTGTGACCACCGAGCGCGTGGAGGGTGGCTACAGGATCACCGTCACCGCCGCGAATGGCCAGAGCACCTTTATTTTGCCCGACGGCGCCAAGGGTGCAACCGGCGACCCCTTCCGCATTGCCAAGACCTACACGAGCGTGGCGGCGATGCACGCGGGATTTGCCACCGACAATGTGCCCGAGGGGGGCTTTGTACTGATTGCCACGGGATCTGTGGAGGATGCGGATAATGCTAAGCTCTTTGTGAAGGGCACCGAGGCCTATCAATATCTGATCGACCTGTCGGGCGCTACGGGCATCAAGGGCGAGCAGGGTGTGGGAGTGCGGAGCATTACCAAGACCGGCAGCGCGGGTCTTGTGGACACCTATACCGTGACCCTGACCGATGGCAGCACCTCTACGTTTACCGTAAAGAACGGCAAGGACGGTGAGGACGGTACCGACGGTAAGGACGGTGCGCCCGGCGCGGACGGCGCCCCCGGTAAGGACGGCGTTTCGCCCACTGTTACCGTGACCGAGACCGCCGCCGGGCATATCGTGCGGATCACCGATGCAAGCGGCACCAAGAGCTTTACCGTGAAGGACGGCGCGGACGGTGACGGCGGTGGCAGCAGCGGCAGTGCAGAGGTGCTGCGAAACACCGTTTTGCTGAAGGCGCGGCTGGGGTATCACATCGATGGCTCCAGTAACACATCTTACCTGGTGACCTCCGCGGCGCTCTCGGACGAGATCCTGCCGAACACCACCTACCTGATCAACGGGGAGGCGCACACCTCCGACGAGAACGGCGTGGTCAGCAGCTTTGCGAGCCACGGCGGATATCTGGAATACACGCTGACCCTTTCCGGCAGGACGGCGACGGTGAACATCACCTACGACTATTACAGCATATATGACTATCCAATATATGAAAGCGACAACGGTCGATATATTGATCTGGAGGTGGTGGGCCCCGGTGCCTTTACCTGCCTTGCCTATCTGCAGCTGAACAGTGACCAGGGCGGCGACGGTCCCAATCTCTATCATGCAGAGCCGCTGACAGTGCAGCCTGTGGCATACCGTAACGTCTACGTATACAGCACAGCGTATCAGACCGTTGTGCAGACCATTGTGCTGGATGAAAACGGGACGTTCCCCGAGACCCATATCCTGACCGATCCCGCCTGCTGCACTGTGAATCTTGCTCTGCAGAACGGTTTGGCGGAAATGACCTTCGGCTTCTTTGAAGGGCACAGCGACGGTGCGATCTGCCTTCTGACCGAGGTGGACGGCGTGACGAATCTTTCCGGAGGGACGAGCTCCGGCGGCGGCGCGACGGCCGTATACAGATTTGATTACTACAGTAATTACAATTCCGATTGCTACATTCCCCTGGATCCTGCCAAGATCTATCTGATCACCTGCTTTGAGAGCGGAAACTACGAAAGGCAGTTGGTGATAGAGCGCGGAATCGTTCGCGCGGATTACGGCAGCTGCGACTCGATTATGACCTGTGAATATTACGCATACTCCGATCAGCTGTACGTTACTTGCTATGGCTCCTTGCTTGTCGCGGTGCAGGAGATCGCGGAGTATACCGAGACCACCTGCTTTATGCCCGGCACCAGGATCCTGCTCCGCGATCCCGTGACCAAGGAGCTGTACGAGAAGCCCATCGAGGACGTGCAGCCCTTTGAGTACGCGGCGTTCTGGCATCCCGGCAAGGGGCGGCTGTCTGCCACCCGCATTGTGGCGCCGCCCATTGTGGGAGAGTGCACCGAATACGACCGCCTGACCTTCTCTAACGGCACCACCGTGGACGTGTACGGCGTGCAGTTCTTCTGGAACGTGGACACCGACCGCCTGCAGAACTGGGCATCCATGAAGCCCGGCACCCGTGTGTGCACCAGCACCGGCGATATCGTGGAGTACGTCGGCCATGAGCATATCGTGAGCGACCTGCCCGTGAAGCACTACACTCTGCTGCCCTTTATGGGGAGATACCTTGCCAACGGCATTCAGGTGGGAGACAAGCGCGAGCTGATATTGCCCCGATTGCTGCAGCCCGAGAACAAGCGCTATTGGCGGATGCTGCCCGAGCGGGACCAGGAAAACCTGAAGCGCGCCTTTGGCAGCGGCATGCGGCGCCGAAACTGGCGCTACAGCAAGGAGGCCATGGAGGTGCGGCAGAGGTTCCGCCGTCAGCGCGAGGCGCTGGAGGGCGAGGAGAAAACGGCGCAGGCGTACCTTGACTATACCGATCACGAGGTGACCAAGCTTGCCGAGGGTGTGATCACCGAGGGCGAGTTTGAGCCCGTGCGGGAGGAGCGCGCCGCAGCAAGGGCCAGGGTGAAGCAATGCCGTGCGGAGCTTGCCGAGCTGCAGCCCGCGGAGGAGGCGGAGATCGAGGCGGTGCGCGCAGCCATTGCCAACACCTACGTGCCGCGGCACGCAGGAAAATTCAAAGGAAAGACCAGATGCGTTCTGGAGGAAGGAGAAACGTGATGAAAAAGTATCTGATCGCATTTGCGGTGGCGCTGCTGCTGTTGGCGCTGCCTATTACCGCCCTTGCCGCAGAGGCGGTGGAGGGCCCCGAAATCCCCCCTGAATTGGCGACCGACACCGAGGGTGTGGTCGCGGCAGGGGATGGCGCCGAAAACGCCACAGAGGACGAGAATTGGTTTGAGACGGCAAAGGAATTTGTTATGGAGAACGCCTCCGGCATTATCGTTTCGCTGTTCTCTCTTTACATGGCATTTCCCAAGGTCGGCGGCATTGCCGCGCTGATCGCCATTCTGCGCGATGTGCGGCTGATGATGTCGGCGCTGAAAAAGGGTATTGACGATAAGAGCAACCCCGACTCCATTGGCAACAAGCTCTCGCTGCAGGGGGACGCATGGGTGCGCTTTATGAACGACCTTGCCCCCAAGCTGGACGCGCTGGAGGAGGGGCTTGCCGAGCTGAAGGCAAGCCGCATCAGCGCGGAGAGGCAGCGCGCCGCACTGCTTGCGGTGGAGGAGGGCGTGGAGCTGATGGCAAAGGAGTTCAACGACCTGATCTCCATCTCCACCGGCATTTCCGCCAAGCAGAAGGCGAACATGGAGGAGGAGTTTATGGTTGCCAAGGCACATCTGCATCTTGCGGTAAAGGAGGCGCTGGAGGGTGACGAACAAGTGGAAAAGACGACTGCTTAACACCGCGGGCTTTATTGCCTCGGTGGGAATGCCCGTGGGAGCGGCGATCGCGGTATTCCCGCGGGAAAAGCCGACTGCCTTTCTGGAATATCTCAATCTTTCCACCGCCGCCTTTGCGGTGATCCTGGTGATCGCGGCGATCACCGCCATGCGCTTTTTCAACACGCGGATCGCCATCCCGAAAAACGGCGTGATCTTCTCGCTGCTGCTGTACTTTCTGATACGCGGCGTGCGGGTGATCATCGATCCCTTTGAGACCATCGCCTTCTGGCTGCTCATTGGCAATATAGCGGGCTGGATCTGCTATTTCATTGCCGATAAGAAATATGGGGAGGTAGGGAATAATGGAAAGCCCTGATAACCGATACAAGTGGAGGGAGGAGGCTGCACCGCAGGAGAACCCCGTTGCCAAGGCGGCAGACGTGGTGAACCGGGTGCAGCTGCAGGGAGGTAACATCCTGCGCGGCTCCTTCTATGCCGTTTGCCTTGTTGCCATAATTCTGGTAGAGATCCTGCGCCGATTCGTTTCCGGCAGCATCAACGCGGCGTTCACGTGGGAGCTGCTGTTTGCGGCCCTGATCACATCGCTCACGACCCTGCTGACCTTTTATATGTTCTTTCCCTCCGGCAAGGGCGCCGGAATGGCAAAGAAGGCATATCTGGAGGCACAGGATCTGTTGGAGAAGGCGGTCAAAAGGATCAACGCAGGGCTGAAAACGGCGTTCCGCGGTTATTGCCAGCGCCGCTCGGAGGACGAAGCACGCGAGGAAATGGAGGCGGCGTTTGAAGCCCTTGCGGACCATTACATCACCAAGGAGGAGTTCGAGGAGCATTGGCGGCTTGCCTCCCGCCCGCAGCTGCTGTGGGCGGTGCTGCGCCACAGGATCACGTGGGGAGCCATGCGGCAGATACTCCGCTGCCGCCGCCCCTTTACGGCGGAGCCCTACATCCCCGATCACTTTACCGCAGGTGTTTCCACCAAGAAGCAAAAGAAGATGCTGCGGGGGGATACCTATGAGACCCGCGTGCTTTTGCAAAAGCCCTTGTCGGTGGTGGCGATGACCGTGGCACAGAGCGTGTTCACCCTCGCCATCCACGGCGCGGAGAACGGCATGGAGGTGTTCCTTGCCATTGTGATGTCGGTCTTTCAGATCTGCCTTGCGGCATTCTCGGGCTATCTCGCCGGCGGAAAGGTTGCGGAGCATATGACGACCGTCCATTTGGTGAAGGCCGGCTTTATGATGGATTTTCTGGAGGAGCAGGGCAGCCTCCCTCCGGAGTCGGAGGAAGCCCCCGCGACCGAGGAGCTGACAGAGAGCGAAGAAAAAACCACCGCGTGACGCGGTGGTTTTTTGTTATTCGGCGAGGTGCAGCAGCCGTGCGATCTCGTTTGTGACCAAGCGCTTGAGGTTATAAAACTGGTTATAGCCGCAGTAGCATTGGTAGAGAGAATTGTAGCCGCTGCCCTCGATGAGGGCGCGCTTGATCTGTGCGCGCAGGGGCTCGGATTCTACCAGCAGCAGCGCCACGTCGATGGCACTGTTGATCCGCATATATTCCGCCAGCATGGCAGCTCTCCTGGGGCGACCCTTGTCGCCAAGCTCCAGCTCACGGTGGCGCTCCGGGTAGCCGCGGCACAGATCGTGGATGTAATCCAGCGTGGTTTTGGTCATCTATACCTCCTTTGCGAGTCAATCTCTCTCGCGTATGATGGCGAGCAGCTCCTCCAGCTCCTCCTCGGTAATGGGGCCCGGGGTATCCAGGAGGACGGTGCCGACGACGCGATGCCCTTGCAGCAGGTAAACGGTGCAGCCACTCTGCCGATAGGTGATGCAGCCGCGGCGCAGCGCGAACCAACGGTGTATGAGCAGGATCAGGTCTGTGAGCGCCACCATGCCAAAGAGGACGGCAAGCACGCTGACGATCGCCGCATCGGCACCGGCGTTATCGGGGATGAAAAGAAAAGCAAGGGCGGTGGAGAGGAAGAATGCGCCGCACCAGGTCAGCGCCCAGCGGATGAGCTTATCGATGATGGAATTCATTGGGGTCCTCCTTTTAAGGTGTTTTAAGATATCGCCAGCTCTGCGGAGGCTTCAGCCTTCTGTCATAAGCCTTCAGAGAGACGGGGACGGGGTAGCGAAGGGTCGAGCGGACACGGATCATGTAGCCCACGTCCCGGTCAAAATACTGCTCGGCAAAGGCTTCTGTAACGCAGAGCGCCTTGCCGATGGCGGCAAAATTCGCACCGGCGCGGTGGAAGCTCTGGGCAAAGTCTGCGATAAATTCGCCGACGACCTTACCGCATCCGCCGCCGCTTTTCGGCTCGTAGATGATAAAGCGCACATCGGTATCGGACGGCACATAGGTCATGGTGGGATCCAGATCGTTGCGCACCTGCAGGATCCTGGGGACGGTCTTGCGCCCCTCGAAGCGCTTGCGGCGGGCGAAGATCTCTTTGTTGTGCTCGCGGCGGATGCTGATGAGAACGGTTGGGATCATGATGTTACCTCCGTTTCCTTCAGCATAGCGTCCCGCACCTGCTTCACGTGGTACTCCACCGAGCCGCCAACGGTCTTGCCGGGCAGGGCATTGTAAAAGCGGATGATGCGGTCGGCAAACTCGGTGATGGCAAGTTTTCTTTCAATCTTTCGTTCCTCTATCATTCTCTCGGACATTTCCTTGTACAACTGTTCGGGAATGGATTTCAACCTCTCGATCTCCGCATCTTTTTTGGCAAGTTCTTCATCACTCGCCTTTATCAAATCCTCTCTCAAACGGAGAAGGGCGAGGGCGGCTTTGGCAATTCGGCAACCATTCAATCCGCACCTGTCCTCACCACTCCATTTGGCGTATTTGCAATCGTGGCAACTGTGACCGCCGTACTTCAGTTTATCCAACGCCCTCATCACATCTTCGGGTTTCAGTTCATTCATCGGTTTTGCTCCTTTCCGTCCATTTTTGCTCCGCAAGAAGGACAGTATTCGCTTGGGAAACGGAATAACTCTTGGTCGCCAAAAGCGTTCACATTGAAAGCAAAGAGGGCTTGCTTCCCACACTCGCTACACCTAATTGTTTGGAAGATGTCTTTGTCAATCGGTGTTCTATCCCACTTGCCGTGCTTTAACTCGACAACATCTGCGGTGGGGATTTTTTGTATCACTCTATCCGCTTCCAAAAATCCCTCTGCCAAATTGTCAAGATGTGTTTCGCCATTAAGGATTAGCACCCTTGTTTTCTTAAACTCCTCGTCAAACAACGACGGGATAATTTCCGCATCAATGTATCTGCTCATCGTCTGCTCCATCGCTTTCGTATTTCTTTTTGAGTTCGGCAATGTTATTCAAGAGAGTATCTCTATTCTGATACGACCAATAAATACTGTGATTTTTGATTTCTCGCTCGATCTCCTCAAAAATTTCCCTCGCCACATCGGTGGACTTGCGGTAGCCCTCTTTGACAAGGCACTCGGCAAGGAAGGGGATAAACGCTTGTTCCAAAACATCATCAAGCAGTTTTGTTGCTTCTTCTCCAAGCACAATTTCCGTTCCGTCCTGTGCCGTAAAAATCGGCTCTACATTTGCGGAATTGCTCTTTTCAAGCATAAATCTCGCCATTTCCTCAATCTGCTTGTTCATCGTTTGCTCTCCTTTCAAATTTCTCGCAACACCCCTTGCAAGTGCCGATAACACCGCCTTTCAGTTTGCAAGCAAATTCATACATTTTAGAGCCGTAGTGTGTCCAACTCGTCCACTTGAAATGCTTACACATATACGGCTTCAATTCATTCGGCATTGTTCCTTCTCCTTTCCGCTTCGTGGATGAGCGCCGATCTCACAAATTCCTCGTCAATGAGGAATAGATCGGTGATGCCATTCCTTTTGGCATAGTCGATGACGGCATCGGTCAGCAGCTTGTTTTTAGTGTCTGCAACGGTTGCCATCAATCTGCTTGTGAGGCGATCTGTGCAAAGTTCGAAATCGTGCTCAAACACAGGGGCGCAAACCTTTTCGCACCTGACGAAAACGGCACCTTCTGCACGCCTTAAGGCAAGATCATTCTGCATTTTTGTTGCTCCTTTCAAGATCTGCAAGCAGTTTTTTGATCTGCTCGGCATCGTATTCCAAGTCCTTCTTAATGTCGGCAAGCATTTGGGCATATCCGCTTTCGGAAAATTCGTACTGACGGGAACGCCGTTTTTCTTCGTACCCGTACCGAAAACCGACTTGCTTCATTTGGCGGCTGAGAACGATGTCAATGGCGATGTACTTTTTATAGTAGCCGTGGTCTATGCTGACCGTCTGTGACAATCTCCTGCCGAAGATCGGCGTGCCGTAATCGTCCTCGCCTTTGTATGCACCGCTTTTATCGTAAACACAATAGCCGCCTTTGATTTCCTCGAAAGTGGGGAATATACCGCTCATCCCTCGCTCCTTTCCGCAAGAGCTGCTACGCAATCCTCACGGGAAAGGAAAACGCTCTTGCCGATGCTTGAAAACTTGTACCGTGTCCTGTTGGCAACGAATGCCCACTCAACGGTCTTGCCGCTTTTCTTTTTATTGATCTCGGTGACCGTGATCTCCCTCGGTTCTTTTTGGGGAGAATCGTAGTAGCCGCCACGGATGTACCAGACCTTTTGACCTACCTCCACGGGCGGCACGACAACGGTGCCCTCAAGGAGCTTGTCTGCCATTGCCTCAAACACCCTCGGAAGCCAGATCGTTTCTGCCAAAACCTTGTGACCGTTTTCCACGCCCACAACCGTTTTCTTCATTGACTCGATCAACCGATCTCTCATTGCTCCTGCACCTCCTTCGGAAGGGGCGGTAGGGGCATCCAGTGGGAGACCCGGACGGCGCCGATCTTCGGATAACCGTCCAGGTACCAGTGCCGGCCGTCGTATTCCACGAGCTGCAGGGCGTTTTTGAAGGTGAGGCCGCCGTGCGTTCCGTTCACAACGCCGAGAACAAAGCGGTCGGGCTCCGGCAGGGAGGCGGCGACGGGGATCCACATTTTGTTGATCGTGATGCAAAACTCGTCCGCTGTGCGCTCGTACATATCGCAAGCATCACAAAGTGCCCGGATATCCCGGCGCTGATCCCGGCGCAGGATCCCCCAAGCACCGTAGTGGCCGGGGGTCACGTCGGGATCTTCTACTCGTTTGCGGATGATATCGGATATTTGACTCATGGTTGTTCCTCCTTGAACAAAAATTGATGAGATGCCTTCCATTCCTCCCAGTCGATTTTTCTCCATTGACCGGAGTAGATGTATTTTTGCGCCATCAGGGTTTGCCATTGCTTGGGCATGATGCCTTTGCGCTGATCTTTGTAAGGCATCCCGTATATGGTGCAGGATTTAAGTTTCCGCATGGCGTAGATCCTCGTGAGATCGTCCTCAAGATCATCTGTCAGAAGGCAGTAAAAGAATAGTTTGGAATTGGGAATGCCGCGCTCCTCCAGCAGCGCGGCGGCTTGATAGGCGGCTGCGATCTGTGCCTTGCGATCTACGGAAAAACGAATGCGCTTTTGCCATTTGCAACGGGCAAGAATGTCGGCAGTTTCCGGTGTAACCTCGAAAACGCTCATGGCTTGGTTGACATCAAGGAGATAATCTGTTTCCGCTAACTGCCGCAGCTGCTCTATGCCGTGTGGGTGAGCAAGAATGTTGTTATCTAACAAGGTGAGTTTGTTGGTATCCTGACGTACAACCTCTTGCCACGTGCGATAAGGCCTGATGTTGCCTTCTTTTTGCGGAACGTAGCAGTGTGGGCATTTGTTAATGCATCCACGTGTCAGAAAGCCGATGGCATAGTCGCATTCGGGATAAATGGAGTAATCGGGGAATTGACAGTCGATCTCCTCCGGGAGATCCTCAAAAATTCCGTAGCCGGTGCCGCCTTTAATGGCATCAGAAGGGAGATACGGATCCTCCTCGGTGAAATCAAAGACCTTACTTGAATAGACTCTGTCATAATGATCCAGCGCCATAAACCATTCAACCGTATCGCCACGCGCCTTGTGATAAGCGGAGATCTTCATCAGCGCGTAGTTGGGAAATTTGTTGTGTGTGCCGAAATGCTCCGCATCGGCATCATGTATAGCGATGCGCATTACATCCTCCTTGCCGCACAAGCGGTGATGATATTGCGGCTCATACGTAGATCCTCGGCGGGGTGGGGAGGGCTTCCTCTGTAGGGCGGCATTTTTCCGGATGGGTCAGATCTCTCACGGCTCCACCTCCAGGGATCGGAAGGTTGCCGGAACGTCTGCGGGGCAGTTTTTGAACTCCCGTCTGCCCACACCGACGAAGATCACGGTGCCCACGAAATCCACCCCCAACACGTTCAGATTGTAGGGGAGATCCCGCAGCTTGCCCTCCTCGTTGCACAGGATCGCCAGATCCGAAAAGATGCGGATGCGCTCCACGTAGCCGCCCACGATCTGCTGCATGGTCTTATAGTCGTTTTCGATCTCCTCCCACCGGGCCTTCTCGCCGGGCTGCTTGATCAGTACGCGGATCTTGCTCATTGTGCATCCTCCTTCAGGTAAAGCTCATGGGTGCCGTCCACGAGGGCGGATTCCTCGTCGGAGGGGTGATAGCCGATGGAGCGCATGAAGTCGTAAAGACTGATCATGTACTCGTTGCCGTTGTAGCAGCCGTCATAGTCGTGGGCGGTGTAGAGGTAGTCGCCGTTCTTGGAAACAAACGCCATCCACAGGACGGTGCGATAGGGAGCATCGGCTACAGCCTGCTTCAGCGCATCGTCGGTCTTATCAAAGAGCTTTTCCGCGTCATTGTAATAATTCTGGTAGTCGTTGCAGGTGGTTATGACGGCGATGGCCTTGGAGAAATGGCGCTTGGCCTCGCTCTCGGCCATATTCTTCACGTAGTCGGTGCGCATGGCGAGTGCGAGCTTGCAGGCATCATTCAGCTTGGCCTTTCGCTCAACGCGCTCCTGCTCCAGTCGCTCCTCCTCCTCGTCGATCTCGTCTTCGGACTCCTCCACCTTGGGCTGTCTGAAATAGAGCCAGCTGGTGTAGTCAAAGAAGAAAAAGCGCTCGTCAGCCTCATAGGTTTCGGGCTTAAAGTCGTCCACGTTCTTGGTATCAAGGCGGAGCTGTGAGCCCCATGCGCCGTTAAGGGGGGAATAGGGACCGTTCCAGCCCTCGTCACGGGTCAGCTCGGTAAAGCCTGCTGCCGTGAGGGCTGCACGCCATTTTTCGCACCGCTCGCGCTCGGTCTGGCGCTCCTTGGCCTTTGTCAAATTCCACAAAAAGTTGGCGGTGCCGATGTGCTCCAGCACCTTGTTGCGCTCCTCCAGATCCTCGATCTCGGCGAGCTTATCAAA